CCTTGACCATGCATTCCAACTAATACTAAACCATTAACAATATCTCTTATATCTGTAAAATTTCTTTCTTGTTTTCCATCACCAGTAACAGGTAAACTTTTATGGCCATCTTTCTTGAGTTTTAAGAACTTAGCGATTACTGTTGCATACTTTCCATTATCTATTTCTCTTTTACCATAAACATTATAGAAGTAAGTGATTGCATACTGCATGTCAAACCACTCACAATAAGTCTTAATAAGTTCTGCATTTGCTTTTTTTGTAAAAGCGTATGGACTTGTATATACTGCCTTTCCATGATCACCGAATCTTGTTGATGATCCACTATAAACAATTTTTGCTCCTTTACTTTTAGCAAACCTAATAACTTCGTAAATAGACTTAGAGTTATATTCAAACACCAAATCAATATCTTCAAAGGATTGTTCAACTCGTGAATATTCGCCTAAGTGGTAAATGAGGTCTATATCTTTGCTATAAAAAAGTTCAAAGATTTTATGTGTTTCTGCGCAAAAATATTTAACGCCTCCAACATGGTTTTTTGAGTTTCCTGTGCTGTAGTTATCTAAAGACCATAAATTATGATTACCCTTAGCAAGTTCTTCTAAAAGATGCGAGCCGACAAAACCAGCACCTCCTGTTACTAAAATATTCATTTATATCCTATAAAATCCATCTCTTTAGCAAGTAAACAATCATCAGCAATATTATCCCATATATTTTTTTTTATATGATCAGCATTTTGAAAAGCACTTTCAAAGAAATGCGCAACAATAAAAGATTTTTCTAATATTTCATTAATAGATGGTAATAAATATCCATATAATTCTGTTCTTCCATTTAGTCTTGTTGGACTTTCTAAAGAATAACACTTGCCCTTACTTAACCAAGCAGGTAAAGGGCTCATATAAATAGGTTGATAAACTTTAGCTTTATAATCTGTACTTGCTATAGCTTTAACAGTCCAGAGTATTGAGTTCCATTCATCTTTATCACCTCTTGGTTGTCTTCTGTATTTTTCAATAATGCGATCAGCAAAATCTGACATTATTTCCTGTTTTTCTTTTCCAATCTTTATTGGGAATGCTGTGAGTTCTTTACCATCCCAAGAATTATCATGCACCTTCATTGGTGGTTTTTTTAATCCCCATTTAGGAACCATACCACCTGTTCTTTTTGCAGGCATAGTGCTATACCAAGAATCGTAGTCTGGAAAAGGTCTTAAACACACAGAATCCATATCTAATACAATGCCAAGAGTCTGACTTGCTCTTTTGATTCTTACTGCATCTGCAACAAAAGCAATAGAGTGTCCATAAAGGAGACCATTAAATACGTCTTGATGAGAAATTATTTCTGATGCATCTCTTATTGATATTCCTTTATATTTAAAATCTGTTACTTTCTGATGCGTCCAAAGTTCAACATCATTATTTAATCTTTCATGCGATCTAAAAACCAAATCATGTAAAGGAGAAAATATTAGTTCACTATTTTTCCATTCATTAACAGTTTTATAATTATGTTTTGCAGGTATATTTGACCAATATAAAATAATTTTAGACATTACTCTTTTTTATTTTTAATTCCATTCCATAGTTATTAACTTTTTCTTTCTTTTTACTTGCTTCTTTTCTAACAAGTGGTGTTTTAAATTTTGTGTAATCAACGTAATGATGCACTCTATTAAACCTCCAAACAACACGTGAAACGTCAGGGTGGCAGTCTACAAGCATCTGTGATTTTGCTTCTGTTCCTTTTGAATATAATTCTTGGTTTCCACCTTTTACTGTTTGCGTAACTATTTTTTCTTGTAAGAAAGCATTAAATAAAACAGTTGTATAACCTGCTTTTAAAAGATCAAGCGATAAAATTGTATCTTCGTTATACCTTCCACGCCAACGAAAAGGCAAATCATTCCTAATAAGGTTACAGGAGTAAATTCTGGTATTAGTTATGAAGGGTGGTTGTTTCTGTCTAGCAGGTGCAAACATATAATAATTAGGACCAGACATTGCAAGATTTTTATATCGTAATGTAAAATCCTCCATAGCTTTAAAAATTGCTCCATTAGATACTTTTACTTTTTCGTTTTTATTTAATCTTCTAAAAGAACGTATATTGTCGTCCATAATCCAATGATATTTATGTCCTTCTGATATTGAATGATCCCAAATAAAATTCCTTGCTGGCCCAGAACCTGTTGTAAATTCTAATCCAATATCATCACATAAATCGTATTTTTCTTTATATGACATATCTAATACTAAAAGCTTTTTTTTATCTCCTATAGTTGAAAGGTAATGATAATATTCGTCTGGTTCTACTACTAAACGATATGGAACACCCATGTAATCAAGATAATTAGCAGTAAAGTTTGTTTTATACCTTGATTTACTTGGTATATATAGAGGAAACTGTGGCTGATTATCAGTCATACCTTTTTGATTCAGTATCCATATTTTGTTGCTCTGGATACCACATAAATTTTGTTTTATCAGTAAATGTTTGTTCTACTAATTTACTAAATTGGTCTATATCTTCTTGACATGTAAAGTGTACAATTAAAGACCTAAAAGCAGTTTTGCTATCCTCTGTAAATTCTGGCATATCTTCCCATTCTTTTAGTGGGTCAATAACAGTATTTGAATCAATCATTGGCATTATTTCCATATCATTAAAAGCAAGAAGAGAAAGATCAAAACCATCTTTAGATAATTCTTGTATTTGTTGCCAGAGTAAATCTTCATTCCAATCAGAATTCATAGCTATCTTATTATCAGCAATAACTAAAGCTTTTTTTTGTTTTTCATCTAAATCAGTAATCTGTACAACAGGAACTTCTGTAAGTAATAATTTATTTGCGGCAAGAAAGCGACCATGACCTGCTAGAATCATATTGTTTTCGTCAGCAATAATAGGATTAACGAAACCAAACTCATTAATAGAATTAGCTATTTGTTCTATCTGGCTTTCGCTATGTTTTCTTGGATTATTCTTATAAGGTCTTAATTTCTCTATATCAATATTTTTTACTTTCATAGTTATTCCTCTGGTGTTTGTATTCCATAAAAATCATTAGGTTGTACTTGACCTTCTGTTACTTCGTAAAGTAAAAGCATTTCACTTTTTCTTGGTATTCTTACACCTAAAATCCATTTTGCTATTGTTCCTTGTGGAATTTTATGTCCTGTTGCCATTTCAACTTCATCAATAAATGACATTTGCGTATGTTCTGTATTTTTTAAATATTCTTTTAATTTCATTTTTTTATTCCAAAAAGGTTTATTTTATTCCATTTAGGGATTATAATGTATTCTCAATAAAATGAAATAGGTGTATTGAAATAAAATGACATTAAGTAATAATCCATTTGAAGCTTACGAGATAGAGCATTTTTCTGCTTCTGCAATCAACACATACATAGCTGATCCATGTATGTATATTTTAAGATACGTTTTTAAACATAGAGGTTATGGCAATCCTTCAATGTGGAGAGGAACTGTTGTTGATGAATCTATTGGAGAAATACTGCTAAATGGTAAAAGTCTTGATTTTGCTATTAAACATGCAAGAAACAGATACAAAGGTTTATTTGAATACCATGCTGATATGTTTCCTATAGATCAGACAAGATACGAAAATGAACGCTTAGCAATTCCAAAGTATTTAGAAGTCGCTTATGAATTTTATAAAGATATGGGAGAACCTGTGTCATATCAAAAAAAGATTGAATTGCAACTTGATATATTACCGATACCAATAATCGGATATATTGATTTGCAATATCCTAATCTTGTGAGGGATATAAAGACTGTTAGCAGACTGCCCTCTAAGATACCTGATGGTGTTTGTAGACAATTATCTATTTACGCTCTAGCAGAAGATTCTGATGCTGTTGTAGATTATGTAAATGTCAATAAAACGAGATCACAGGTTGTAAGTATGCAAGTCAATGATGTTGATAAGCATATTGAAGTGGTGAAACGTGGAGCATTAGCAATAATGAATTTACTCTCTGTTTCAAATGATAAATATGAAATAGCAAACTTATTTTATCCAAACTTTGATTCTTTTTATTGGAGTAAGGAAGATATTGAGGTTGCTAAAACTATATGGTGTTAAAATGACTGATACATTGATAAATGCTTTGATCAAGGCACAACAAGAAATTGATCACGTTATACAGGATTCAAAAAATCCTTTTTTTAGTAGCGATTATGCTTCTCTAAAAGGAGTTATTGATTCTGTAAAAAAACCTTTAAATGATAATGGTATATATCTGCAACAGGTATCACATGACTGTGATAGAGGTGCTTGTATTGAGACTATTTTTTATGGGTATGGAGGAAAGCTTTCAACAG